TCAGAAGCCTCGTGCATCTTGTTTACGTTGTTGTGATAGCCTAGTTTAGCGAACTTCTGAACAATGCGCTCAATAGTGTCTTTGCGGAAGATAACGTAATGGTCTCCGCGCTCTAGGTTGTTTCGGTAGATAGGATAGTCAGCACGCATAAGTACTCCCGTAACTATTCGACGTTCTGAATCCGCTACAAATTGCATGGATTCTTGACCTGAGAAGGTTTCCCATTCCATTTGCACGGCAGGATCATCGACAAGTGCCACATATTGAACCCCCGACTTATTGAACTCATCTTCATTAATGTCCAGTTCATAAACTGGTAATTTATTCTTTGCCATACCTTAAAGTGTTTGTTTTTGTCAAATGTTTAGATTATGTTTGTGTCGGTTAGGTTTTTTGTATAGGTTAGTTTGGTTTGGCGGGGCGTATTGTCCCGCTTTTTTATTACATTTGTTTTGAACTAAAACTAAAACCATGAAAAAGTTACTTTTTGCCCTGCCGTTATTTCTATTTTCTTGCAATCAGAAATCTGACCAATTAGTCATGATGGAGCGTATTCAAGAAAAAAGCCACAATCTTAATATGGAATATCAACGCCATTTGAAAAGAGAAATTTCATTGATCATTGCTTATGGTGATAATCCGAATGAAAAGGTATTGGATTCGATGCGTAATGTTGATTCTGTGTATAGCAAGAAATTAAAAAGAATGTATTTTTTAATTGATAGTATTGCCAATGAGCCTACACCGACGAAACCCTAAAAGAGACGCAAACGAACGCGAGATTATTGACGCATTAAAGCAGATCGGTTGTACCGTGAAGCAGTTATCTGCTAAAGGAATTCCCGATCTGCTTGTAGGATTTCGCGGTAAAAATTTCCTGATTGAAGTGAAGCAGCCTAGCGGAAGTCTAACAACAGATCAGAAAGAATTTCATGCGTGTTGGTTCGGAACGATTCACGTTGTTACGACTGTGGATGAAGCTATCAGAATTGTGAGCGTCACATAGAACCTCCACATTATTAACCTCCACAATAAATAACGCACCACTAACAAACTCGGTTCTGAAATGCGAACCTTTACGTTTGAAGTGTGGCGCGTTTTACAAGATCACGTTCTTAAAATTGCCTCCACACTCCTGTTGCTACGCAATAAATTCGGGTAGTGTTAAAATACAACAAAGCCATCGCACACAATCGATTTAACATAACGCAGTACATTATGATTTGCCTTTTTCTATTGTCCATTTCGGATGAGCAAAGTCATAATTAGTCGTTATGCTAAATGTCTTTTCCTTCGCGCGGTAATGCTCTTCAAATAATTTGGATGCAATAAGAACGTCGTTATATTTGGTGTATGACTAAAAAGAAAAAAATAGTAAAGACAAAACCTAAAGATGGAGGATCAACACATCAAACATTTGGAACACAAAATACCAACAAAGGCAAAAAGTAGAAACGCGTAAAATATATATACGCAATTCTTAAATGAATCTACTTGAGCTTTCAGAACTTCAGTATTTGCCGTTATACTAACCTGATATGTATTTAGAATATCTTCGTTTTCAAATCCGTCAGATTTAGAAGGTTCTATCCCAGTTGCCCTCATTCCGTTTGGGAAAATAGCTTTATTTCCAATCAGTGCAATTATTACGCACAATGCACTAGTTAGAACAAAAAGATACAATTCAATTCCATTGTAATTTTTTGAAATTACAGATTGACTAAAGTATGCTTCAATGGCAATTATAACTCCAAATAACTGCCATGATTTATCTCGCGTACTTCTAATTCCTGTAATTAAAAAATCTAAACTCAATCTAGCCTCTTCAATTCTGCTATTGTCATGTTGATTCATGTGCTAATTTAATTATCCTCCCCACGCCATCCAATTTTATTTTTCCTTTCGTACTTTACTTCTGCGAAATGCAGAATCGTACTCAATGAAAAAACGAACGTGATCTTGTGCGTTAGTTGTTAAAGTGCTAAGGTATAAAAAAACATAATACCATACAATTAAAATCTACTACGTTCCTCAATAGTCTGCACATCATTACTCGTCTGTCTGATTTCCTGCACGCTTACATAGATCGGGTTCTGCGATTGCTGATTAGCAACATTGCCCTGTTCTGTAAGTAACGTGGACGGCTGAGATCCGCTTGATACATTCGGTTGAGATGAAACCGTTAACGAACCTCCACCGCCTACACTTGCACCACCACCACCTGACGAAGCACTTGCACCGCTAGTATCTACACGCATAATTGCAGCGACACGGGCAAGACCTGAAACAATAGCAATACCCGCGGCAATTTGAGCACGAACAACAGAAGAAGGGTCTAGTGGAATAATTTGAGATACATACGCTTTTTGTGCTGCAACATAGGTATCTACCAATGTAGTTGCTGCACTTATCGCCTTTTGAGCATTTGCATTGTTTTTGAAAAGTTCAGATGCAATAGATAATGTAGATTTGATTGAATTTATTCTCCAATCATTGATCATTTCCTCGCGCTTTTGTGCTTTCTTTTCTCCCTCTTTTATTGCATCGTCCGCTTTCTTCCACGCGTTGTATTTAGCAAGTCTATCGGCATTATACATTTGCAATCGGTGCTGATCGTGTTCAGCAATCAACGCATCCTGTGCAGCGTTCTCCGCTTCCATCTGGGCAATGAGTTCTTCACCTAATCGCTCATTCTCCCAAATCATCTGATCGTTTAGAGCCTTCTGATCAATTAACTCCTGATCTTTAATAGCTTTTTTGTCAACGTATGCCTTGACGTTATCCTCTTTTTTCTTTTCGGCTGCTTGTTCTTCTTGAACATCTAATAATTCTAACTGATGCTTTAATTCATCAATAGCTATTTTTTGATCTTCAATTTGTTGTAATGATTCAGCGGCACGTTCCTTTTTGTTTATTGCAATAGCCGCTTCTGAATTATTAGTCCCATTTACAACATCGGCAGTACGCATCAACGATTCCCACAATGAATCATTTGTCTTAACTTCTTCTACTTTTCTTTGATTTACAAGAATAGATGCTTCAGCCTCTGCAATTTGAGCCGCAATCATTTGACGCTTCGCAGCGATAACTTTTTCAGTACTTGCACCCTGAGCCTCTAATAATTCAACTTCCTGACTCTTTTCTCTTACAAGTTCAGCCGTTACCTTTTTTTGCTTTTCATACTCTCGTGTCGCTTTAGCAAGTTCAGAGTTAGCGTCTTGTTGTGCTGACCATACCTTGTAAATTGCAGTACCAAGAGCAACTAATGCAAGAGTAACCGCAACAATAGGATTAGCACTAACCGCAGCGTTGAATGCCTGAAATCCTTTCTTTAGCTTATCAATATCGTTGATAGCCTGAGCGAATGCCATTGCAGCCTGTACGCGCATCATTGCCTTTTGCGCATCTTCTGACTCTACACCAAGCAACGACATTGAAGCCGTTGCAAGTTGTATTCCTGTTGCTGCACCTGATGCCATTTGATTAAGTCCTTTGAACTTGTCAGGGTTCATTGACTCAATCTTCTCATTCGCTTCCTCAACACGATCTTTGAGGCTTGCCGCTGCCTGTGCTAACTTATTGAATTCCTCTGAATCCTCGCCAACGGTTAACATGGCAGACTTCAAGTCCTTCAACTGCTTTCGAATGTCACCTACTGAACTGGCAGCCTGTGCATCCTTAATAAGTAATTCTAATTCTAACTTTGCCATGTTGCGTTATTGATTATTCCCATGAATAGATAGGCTGCCAAACGAATTGGATAACCTGTGATGCGGTAGCCGTTCCGACTAAGAACTTACCGACCAACTGAACAAATTCCCCTGAGTTAACATAGATCGGTTCAGGAAACATTACGTTAATTGCACCCTGTGATGGAGGCGCACCGATTGCAGCACCGACAAGCCATGACATGAATCCAAGCGATACGCGTCGAGGTGCTTTCGCTGCAATGGCTTCGGTCGTTGCTAGTGATACGTTCGTGTGCCCAAATGCTAAAGAGAATTGAAGCGTTGTTGATGTTGTCGCTACTGCTGCACCGATGTTAACCGCATCTACCATAACGCCTGTAATCTTTAAGCGTTTACCCTGAATAGATACCGTTCCCGCAGGAACTTGATAGCTTCCCCAAATACCATCCGTTGCTGCCCCTGCTGCTGCCGTTACTGCACCCTGACCACCCAAACCTGATGGAAGGTTAGCGGTTAATGCGGTGTTAGATGGTGCTGCTGCCGTTGGGTTGGTTGAGTTAGCGTAAGAGGCTAGTGATCCCATTGTACCACCTGAAAGACCTTGATAAGAGCCGAACATTGTATTTCCAATCTCACCCAATGATTTAGTAATGTTACCGCCCGCTGCCGATACACCGTAATCATTCAGAACAAATTGAATAGCTGCTCCCGTTGTACCTGTGTGTGCATGACGTACAGAGAATGGAACAGTCGTTGATAGATACGGTGTGCCTTGTCCTACTGGAGTGTCAAGTATTGCGTAAAGTACGTTATCAATCCAAAACTGAACTTCACGCTCAGAGATAGCAATAATAAACTGATACTTTTTGTTAATCGTAGGTGTGAATGAAAATACAGATGTGGTTGTTTCAGATCCATTGTAATTGATAACACCGAATACACCCGATGCGTTGATGCGGAAATATACGCCATCAGTTGGTGCGTATGCAGTTGATGTACCACGACGAAATAAACCGCAATCAATTACGAAGTTAGTTGTCAATGCTGCCGATAGACTTCCTGTAAATTCGCAATATAATAAACCACTAGTAATCAATGGGAATTCGGCGTAAGAGCCGAATGTCATACCCGTTCCCGTAGTTGTTACTGCACCTCCGTTGGTTGTGAATCCAGCAGTTGACCATGTACCTGTCAGCGTACTTGTAGCATAGGTATGCTTTCCAGTATTCTGCGCGGTATAGTTGAATGTTTCGTTATCGAGGAATGTATCTTGAGATACACGCAAACGATAATCAGAATCCGTTTCAGGCGAATAAAGGAATGGCGTACCTGTCTTCGTTCCGCTATCATTCTCTGAAAATATCTTAACGGCTGAAACGTTAGAAGGGTTTGTTTCTGCACTTCGCTCTAATGATACTTGAAGTGAATAGTCTGTTGTTACGTTTGCGTGTCCCGATGTACTTGACCCGCCTTGAATCTTTGTTGCCATGTGTTATGAGTATAATACTTTGTAAGTAATGGTGAATGTTCCCGTTGCGTTATTTGATGCTGATGCTCTGATGTCAAACGATATATTGTCAATTATGTTCTCAATGCTGAATGTTATACCGCTGATAGTAAAGTCATCGAGTGATGCGGATGAAGTTTCCGTGTTGATTACGCTAAATGACAAAAAGTTACTATTGGTAAGGCTGCCATTTGATACGGTATTAACCGCATGATCATCCTCAGATAAAAACGTAAATGTTGAGGATGCCGTAATCGTATAGATTGTCGTACCACCTCCGCCACCTCCCAATGATGTTAAGTATGTCATGTTACGTAATGATATAATTTGAACCCGTCCATGTTAAAGTGAGGGATTCGTATTTGTGATTCATATTGAACGATGCTACGCTGTTATTATTAGCGTAAACGATATTCACACCTCCGCCCGCAACTGTTACTGTACTTCCACTCATATTGAATATCTGAATGCGATCATTAACCGTTAGCACCGATGTACTCATGGTTAGAGTAAGCAATCCACTACAGTAGTAAGTTCCCGCGCCTGTAATTGTTTGGCTCGTCGTTACCGTATGAATCTGACTTGAACCGCCTACATACTTATTGCCATCTATCCAAATCTCACCGTCTTCTGTAATGGTTACATCGTCTGAGTTAATTACTGTAGCACCTCTGACTTCAGGAAATACAGTTACGCCACTAGATGAAAGGATAGTAATTCGTTCCGCACCTACCCCCAGTCTATTCGATTCACCGCCTACGATTGAACCGCTATTGCGCTCCGTACTCAATACATCACGCCCAACACCTAACGATACACCCTCAACTGTGCGGGGACGAGATACAACGGTATTTGTTAGCGATACTGTCGAACCCGCATAGTTAGCAACTGAGTAAGTTGTTGCGCCAAACTCAGACGCTGCAATAATTTTTAGTAGTTCGCATTTAGTTACGCCCTCTTTGGTTGGGTCGTAATCCATCACTTTCTGCAAACGATAATAACCGCTTAGTCCTGCAATGTCAAGATAGATAACATCACGAAATGATAGCAAAAGTATGTCCAATGGCTTCAGATAGAACGATGCCGTAATGATCTTACTATTCTTATCCGTTATCTCTGTGATGAACTTTTTATGGTATGTATTCCATAGGTTGCCATCGGTATAAATCTGAGCGTTGTAATATACACGACGAGGAGTAGCGAATGATAGGTCTAATGTAGGCGTAGTTGGATTATCTAGATGCCCTGCGTATGGATAGGTCGTTTCTGAATAAGTACCGCCATCAGTTACGTAATTCCAAGAGAATGCAGTTGACAGTTCACCGCCTACATACAACATACGAAGTCCTGATGATGTTGGCTTCGGATTGCCCGACGAATCTAACGTGTAGATTTCAGGATAGACACGATCATCAGAGTTACGTCCTACTAGTGGCGTGTCAACAAAGATCGATTCAAACTCATTAACATTCTTCAGGAAGTCGTTACTTACGTCATGTTTCTTCATGCCGTAGGTTTCCATCCACTCCTCACGATATGCCTTGTTGAAGTAATCGTCTGAATCTGTACGCTTCAACACATATCGACGAGCATCGAGTGAACCCATCGGTTGAATATCTACAGGCTGAGATACATCTAACTTCTCCGACCAGTTACGAGTAACACCGCCTGTGTAGAATGTGTTAGCGGTTTCGATAACGTATGAGTTCGGCTCTGATCTTACAGGCTCAATCATTAGGTTGAATTCCTTAACGATTGATCGAAAGAAATCAGCCATCCGTACATCGTTAGGGATAGCCTGATTTAGTTGCAACGTATTGCCCTCTACTATTGCAGGGTTATTAACGGTGTTGTAGAATGATCCGCTTTGTAATGAGAATTGAAGGTTAGCAGACCCGCTTGTTATTGTGCCGAGCCAGTTACCATATATTTTGCAATAAATAATATCACCTACTTCGACCTCTGTTGTATCAGATGAATAGGTGAATGTTACCGATGGCGTGCTATTGCCTGATAGTAATGTAGTGCCATAGAATGCACCGCTTATATTCGTGCCATTCAGAAATGTAACCGTAGATCCACGCTGACGATAAAAGTGTACCATCATGCTTGGATATGCCCCAGTACCTACCACGTTAGCACCAACGGCTGAGAAATAAAACTTCCCCGACATTACAAACTCGTAATGCCCCGCATCTACGCACGTGAATAGTCCCGTACCTGTATCGTATTGGTTATCTGTATCGAATGCCTCAACATCAAAAATAAAAGGAGATGCAAAGGTTGAATAAAAGTTAGTTGATCCTAACACATCAGTCTGTGCGCTTGTTGTTGCGCTGAACTTTCTATCATCAACTTGCGTCTGTGATAACTTGAAAGATTCGCCCGTAAATGGAACGACTAGATTCGTAAATGGAGATGATGAACAGAACGAGCCTGAATAACTGCATCCGACATATTCGAATATCTTATCCCAATACTGACGAACATAAATAGCAGGGTAAAAGTCTTCTACCTTCCAATTCAATCCATCACTATTGCCGTAGTTAATCATCGGGTAGAAATACCCATCAACATACGAGCCTGTCCACGAATTCTTCTGCTTCGTTCTGTTGTAATCGTGGTTGAATAATGAGAAATCAAGATCAGTCAACTTTGCATCACCCATTAACTGAATGATGTTTGCTAACTCACCGAATAACTCAACCTTGTATTTTATCTTGTCGAGGTTCTGACGATCACGAACGATAGAACGTAATCTCATATACCCTCTGAACTGCTCAATAGTATCTACATTTACTATTGCCGTAGCTTTAAGGTTAGGATTGAAGTCAGGACTAAAGTTAGTTGCTGACGTGTTCTGTATGTCGTAGTTCACATCAAAGATATGACTGAACAACTGATTCACCGAAGGCGTAGCGGGTAGTTCAATGGTCTTTGAATGTGAACCTACACGCTGATCAGGATTCTTTATATCGTTGATTGCATAGGTCAATGGCATCGCTACGTCATTCTCAACGTCGATGCTTACCCCATTAATTATTAGTTCTGTACGCCTCATCCTCTTTGTTTCCAGAAGTCCATTGACAATTCAACTACGATCTTTACGGTGTTCAATTCATTGTCACCAAACGCATCCGTTTTCATCTGTGCCTCAGTAGGTGAGATGACTGTTACCGCTATGAAGTTACCGCCATCATCGTAATATACCTCAGGCGATTCGATCAGTTGCGTAATCAAATACTGATCGTCCATGCTTACCCAATCGGATTGTAATTCATAACGGGCTTGCACCTTGCTATCTATTACTGTCTTTCCAGCATCGTAGTGATTGTACGCCCATGAATTATTAGCCATCGACCCGATGCGCTTCTCGTATGTTGTGCGCTTCGTTTCGGTCTTGTATCGGTTAATCATTGTGAACTGATACGAGTCGAATCCACCTTTAGTATTCTTCCAATGTAGCGTTAATGGTGTACGCCCTGCATAACACCCATCATTACGAGTGAATGTAATTGGTAAGCCTCCGTATAGTTGGTTGATGCCTGCGTAATTGGTTAAGGCTATGGTGTAAGAATAAACAGTTGAATCAATAACGGGTTGAGAGCCTGAAAATAGTGTAGCGGTGTTAAGACCTCGCACACCTGAATAGAATACGATGCGACGTTGATCGTAAGCAGTTACCGCCTGATAAGTGTTCTGAATCTTTGCGGTTTGAATCAATCCCCCTGCCGCATTGTAAGTCTTAATCTCAGCGAAGTAAACAGTTCCGCTAGTATTACTGATGTAGTGAATGTATGAGTCCTCTGTGCCGTTCATCGTGGTTAAACGATTACCAGTATAATCAGAGAATATCAATCCACTATTTTCAATGGCTAAATTTGTACCATCGAAATCTAACCAATCTAAAGGAGTGTATGCCGCATTAAATGCGTACTTAGTTCCCGTTACAGTTAGATTAGGATAAGTAACTACTGAACCCGTTGCTCCGTACTGCTCACCGAATTTCACCTCATACGCTATCATGCTATCAGATGCCTTTTGAAATCCTGATTGTGACTTGTAAGCAGGTGATGAACTTATGTAAGATTCAACTATTCTGTGAATGTCAACATCACCCTGAGCGTAGTTAGGGTCGGAGTTAATTGTCAGACGTACATAATCAGCAACACCGCTAACATAAATATCAGCGACATATTTGAAGTTCGTTTGAGCGTTATTAGTTGAGTCCAATATAAACCGCATCGGGTTGTACACTGGAGTCCAAATATCGGGTTGTTGTTGAATTGTAATCATAGATCAATTATAGTTGCTTCAAATACCTCACCGTACTTTGCGCCTAGTGATAACGATAACTCATTCAGAAGATCGTCGTTGACTATCTCTGAATAGAACCCTTTGCCCTTACTCACATATCCGCGTTTCTTTATGTTCATCGCTGCACCCCATGCTATTGCATCACGTGATTCGATTGTGTTCTTGAAGTTGCGGTTGTACATCTTTATTCCGCGTTTAGTCTTTACTGCCACCTTAATTCGTAGCGGTGTCGGGATGCCTCGACGTGATACCCATTCTTGTAAGCGTAGCATACCCTCACGACCTACTGAACCTCTACCTCGCCCCTGATCGACAAACTTGCCGTAGTCGTTCATCTCAATCTTAATGAGATAACCTCCGCTCACTTGTTCAACAGGTAACGCAACGATTGACTGAGCCAATGTAGATTGATCGAACCATTGATCCTTATCAACAAGGTTCTGCCTGATCTGATCAGTAACGCCTTGCGCCCATTCCATCAGGAAATCAGAAACCATGTTATTTGCGTCTGCCATTCTCAATTTGTCTCATGCGTTCTTTATGCTCATCCTGAATGTCCCGTATCATTGAAAGTCTATTGTAAAATTCAATCACGGTCATTCCGAAGTATTCCGCCTCTTTCGTTTTGTCCCCGTTGGTAAGTTGGTAGATCGTTTCAAGCCATCCCCACTTTGCCCACGCTGAAGACTTTTCAAAGTTGTCATCAGATTGTTCACTTTGCTTTCGATCTCTGATTCCAAATAGTTTTTTATAACCGTTTCTAATTTTGGATAGACCGTGCAAAAAAAAAGACTGATAGAATTAGCGGTATCAGCGGGTAAGTCCTTGAATAGTTCAACCTTCTGTGAGAATGTCAATGGCTTAACCCAGAACTTCAGACCGCGCTTCTCCTTTGCGAAGACCGCTAAAATCTGAGGTAATTTAGAATAGTAGTTCTTGCCGTCAATCTTTAGAAGGTGAATGTCAGCAAGTTGATCGGTTGTAACTTCTGAGGCTTCAATCCATGTTGTGAACTTACGCCCTCCGATCTTAAATTCAGGTCTGAACTCTGTCGTAGGTTGTGTTACGATGAATTCGTACAACTCAGATCGAATCTTATTGAAATCGTCAGACTTCATCGCGTTGTAATAATCTTCCGACTTGCCTGTGATTATCGACAAAAGAGTTATGTCCCGATCTAATAGTTCGACTAGATCAGTAGGCGCATATTCGATTAGTTTCTGAATTTCAGGTAATTGCGATACCTTAACATCGTTCCATCTCATATTGTTAAGTGAGAGAACGGGTTCAATGTTTAGGCTCTAATGGAGTAGTCTTGTCTTATGCCCTTAGTTATGCAATCAAATGCAATAGCCGTAGCCATTACGCCATCGTCGTGGAAACCTGATGGTGCGCCATACTTTACGCTTCTTGACTTAGGGTTGTATTCATACGTGAAGACGCTGAACTCTTTCTCTAGCCAGTCGCACGGCTTGAATGTTACCTCTTTATTCTGATTTGATACCGCTAACTTCTCAATGATGTCTTGCTTACTCTTTGATGTGGTAACAAATGGCTGAACATTGGTAGGTGTTCGGCAATGCGTTTGAATCTGCTCCATAATAGCATCGCCAATACTATTGACCTCGACAAGTGTAACGGCATTGTATTCGTTGATCTTATCCGCTACCTTTTTAGATATGTTCGCCCATGTGTCATGCCTCCACCTTTCAATGTACACCATCTCACGCGCTTGGTTGAAAATACACAGAACCGTGTAGTCATCATTACGACCTACATCGACACCTGCAAAAAATCGAATACCTTGCTCTAATGGCTCACGTATAACTTGTCCCTGAAATAATCCAGCACCGCCATCAATGAACTCACCCAAATATTCTTGTCTGAATACATGGTCAGGAAGCGTTATACGGGCATCATCTATCTCTTTAGGGTCAATGAGTGGGTTGTCGTACGAAGTCATCGTAAACGACTTATATTGCGGATTAACCCCGTCTAATTGGTGTAACTGCCAAAAGTGATTCTTACCTTTTGGTGTGCTTATGAGTAGCACCTTCTTGCCTTTTACTAGAACCGTTGCACGTAAGACCTCAGTCCACGCCTCAGAATCCATAAACGCGAACTCATCACAAATAAGATAATCGAAAGTAAACCCTCGAATATTGTCGTAACGCTCCGCACTAAAGAATTGAAGGGTTGAGCCTGTGGAGAATTCAATCTTTAACTTTGTTCCGTCCTTCTTGGTTATGATAGATGTTTCTGCAAATGCTTTAACTACTTGTTCATAAACCTTGTTTGCTTGGTTGTAGATGGGAGAGACCCAAGCAACCTCCACGACTCCGAACTTAGTGTCATTCAATAGCCAATATAACGCCTGATTAGTGGCTAGTAATGACTTCCCGAACTGCCTCCCAATATCAAGAACGTAGTATTTGTACGGCTCGTTATTGATGGCATCGTGAATCTTACTCTGATTTAGGTGGGGATTGTATAGCTGAACCGAAATTGGCAACGACATTTTCTACTTTTTGGTGTTGTACGACCTCATCATTCCAGTCACCCTTGCCTATGTTCTTTAGGGCAAAGGCTGCACCACCCCAAGCAAAGCCGTAAAGGTTAGTTTCGTAGCAAGATTGAGTAAATAGGCGCGCTCTTTTAATTGTATAAGAATACCGATCGTCTTTCTCATAGTCATAAAAGCTTTGTAATGAGGAAAACCCACAATGAAATACCAGTCCTGTTAGGGTTGGTTTGTATGCTCCATTCTTTAATTTAGTGGTTTCAAAGTATTCTGAGATAGCATCCTGAAGTTCCTCTACTGACTGAAAGATACCTTTCAATTTAGCCCACTTATTACCCGCTGCAAACCTTCCGAGATGGTCGCGTCCTTCTAATCCTTCGGGTATGTCGTTATCCTTTGCCATTTTCGTACTGATCTAAATATTCGTTCATAATGTTGTAAAGTCGGGCGATGCAGTCTGAACATCTCAGATTGCTAATGTCTCCCGATATTCTTTGTTCCACCCTTGCCATAACTTGATGTTCAGCCGTTGATACCCATGTACCTATCTCCCGATACTTTCGTATAACAGGGAAGTACGGTCTGAGTTCTTCGTAGTCGTTATCTGTTAATGCGATCACGGATAGTTATGATTAGGTAAGCTATTCCCGATGTTATTGCAGCGTTTCCTATCGCTGGGTAAAGGGCGAAGTTAGCGGAAATAATCGACATTGTCAAACTGAGCCAAAACGTTAAACACATACCGCATCCAAAAGGTTTCAACTTGTACGGTAATTTATTCGCGTAATAGAATCCATTTAGCGTACTTATTCCGATTCCT